AAGACATTCTTAAGCATCATAAATCTTTTGGCTCCTTGCCTCCTGAGGTGCCAGCAGAGGATTTATTGGCGGAAATGAAGTCCTTCGATGAAGAAACTTAATGGCTTTAGCATTTGATCATTACGTTTTTAAACTCCATCGACAGTAAAAAATCGTTTACCAGGACAATCATCGCTTTCGCGTGGTTGTAGCGGGCAGACGTCGGGGCAAAACAAATCTATCTAAGACTAAACTTACGACCAGAAGACCTGGAAAAGAAAATCAGTTTGGATGGTATATTGCACCGACTTATCAAACGGCTCAAGACATCATATAAAAGCAGCTATATTATTCCATTCCTCCTTCTATATCCTGAAAAATGAATTAAATGTAAGATAAGATATCAAGGAAAAACTAGAAGAGCGTAATATTACAAACACTTGCCAACTCCAGCAGTAAAGCGATGTTCGTCAGAACACAGAAAAATTTTAACTAGTTTTACGATTTGCACATGCTCGGGTAAGGAACTCAATTAACACAAAGTACTTGTAGAAAATTTGTTAAAACGATTGGAAGTCATAGCAATTTTCAACGAGTACGCCTCTGTTTTTTCCGCGGTTTGAATTTGAAGCGTCTTTTGTAGATGTGACCAGTCATCTTTACTACTCTTTTGACAAACAAATAGGTTGGTGATTATCCTCAGAGAACAGCGAAATGACGGATTATTGAGTGTTGATGAACCGTACTTCTTGGAAGTAAACTTCAAGAAACTATTAATGAACTTTCACGACGCTATTATCTCTATCTCTATTAGATTTTCTTTTTCCGAAGCTGGTGGGCTACACCGCAACCATGATCGCGGCGAAACCCCGCTTGATATGTTACGCGAGGCGAGTTCTAAAAATATCTATTTCAAGCGCAAACATCCGGTCGTACAAGACTGCATAAATTCAATTAATCGACTGCTATATACTGCGAATGGTGACATTAGGCTTCGCGTTAACCCCAATTGTTCAGGTATTATTAGTTCACTTGAACAAAGCTCATACAAAGCCGGACATACGCAGTCGATAAAACGAAAGGTGTCAAATATGCGGCTGATGAGCTTAGATATTATGTTGATTACAAACATCCAATGAGAAAATCGCACGTTATAGGCACATCCTTGTAAATTTCGGCTTGAAAAGTGTTATTATAACATGGAGTTGCTGATGCTTTGATCGCGCCCAGTGGTTGTGTATCAGCGATTTATAACAACGATGGTAGTTATTTTCCTCAAAATATTACTCGAGTTTATTTTACCTAGAGCTTCTAATGATTGATGACACCGAAGAAAAGGCTTTGTCATTCCATCATCATAGTGGGCATTTCCTTAGCATATAGACAGTTCCTCATTGAAGGTTGTTTTAGCTAGCTGTTAAGGTGGACGAAAGTAGTTTGAAACAATATTTTTAAGAAGACATGCAGGAACTTAAACAACGTAATGGGGGCACCTATCAGTTTAATCATAGAAAAGAAGTTGTTGAACTCATTCAAAAACATTATTTTAAGTTTCAAATTACACCTTGAAGGGGTGTTATCCGCAAAAACTCTTTGGATTGAACCATTTACAGATCGCCGGACAATATATTAGCTGCTCTCTTATGTATTAGCGACCAAACAACGATTTGTTATTATGAATAATATGTTTCAAATCTATAAAGTGGTCTTGATTGAAGCAAACGAACTGCTTTGTGAGGGTAGTATAGTATACCAGCGATGTACCAGAATTATTGCAACAAAGATTGATGAAGGCTGGCGCACATAGCGCGTTGATAAATTTAAATATGGCGTGTCAAACTAGACGTCCACGCTCCTGAGAGTCACAGCCCGCGACGTATTAATCGGTTTACGATTATAACTATTGAGATTGGCACCGAAAAATTTTTGTGCATATGGATTCATCTACTTCATGCTGATTGACAGATAAAATGACTGTTAAAAAAAGTAAAATTTCAATCGTTAACGATGCGGACGTAAAAATTAACGATCATTTTTAATTTTAGGACGTTTCTTGCCAAATATTTTTAAATTCGCGAGGCGGTCTATTGCCGGCCTAATTGGCCATTATGAATGTAATTTATAGGTTAGTTCACCATGAGAAATGTTATTGTCACTGGAGTAGATGAAATTCAACGTGAGTTGCGCCAACTTGGGCTTAACGCTGTTGATGAGGCTAATAGACAAATGAGAAAAGCCGCAAATAATATTGTAGTGACGGCTAAGAAGTATGTGCCGAAAGATTCCTCTGCTCTTAAGAATTCTATCAGAATAAAAGCAGATTGAGGCTGCATTAATGGGCGTTTGCAACTTGGTGTCGTTGTTGGTGGTCAAATTGTTGACCGTAATAACGGTAGAGATTCTGTGAGAGGTGTTAACCTAGGTCAATACGCTCTGATCGCCCATGAAAATTACGAAGTCTATAAAACTGGCTACAAACTGTAGCGAAAATGGCTGGACCAAACGGTATTAAGGTGGGTTCACATTTCCTCTCACATGCAGAAGAAGAGGACAAAGAAAAACTTCAAAAACAAATGTTTGATTTAATATCAACCTTGGCGCAAAAAATGATTATAGAGGTTTTAATAGAGAAACTGACCAAGTCAGGTCTTGTCGTTCTTGGAGAAAGCTTGTTTCGCGAAATGATCCCCACTGAAGTGTCTGTCTGTGTTATGATGCGATCACCTCTTATTGGTATTAAAATCGATCGTTACATTACAGATTGGTAGAAGTCAAAAATGTAAGTGATCAGTCGACACACAGACCGATTGAGGGACGAACACTTGCGAATAAAATTTGTAGCGTGCGTACGGTGCAACAACTTGAATTGTTTCGGGCTCAAGAGAAATCGTAGCGCCGTGAAGACAGTGCGGCTTTACTCAGAAGCACTACCTGTTCAGTTTCCTAGACTAAAAGGCAACGGCGTTGAATTTTCACAGCAATTTCAGCCGGTATTCGCAGTAATATAAATTTTACTTCATTTCCTCCCATTCTTGAATTCAATGCGCTTTAAAAGTGAAGTAAAAACTTTACAAAATAATATGCTGTACTCTTGAAGAGGAAGGCTTTTTGTGTGAGGAAATCAAGCTTAATAGGGCATAATATAATGTTGAAATGGTTCCTCCCTCACTTGATAATTTATTTTCAACGTACCCATAGTCACTCTTAAAGTGCTTTTACTGTATCCCAGAAGTCTGATGTTTTATTGAGTTCTGTTTTGATTGCATTATCTATATAGCCACTTAATCTGTGTATTACCGATCTACCAAAATCGCTATCTTAAAAAAGAGATAAAACTCTTTATTTTTATATGGTTATATAATTTTAAGCCTCTTCAGCCTTGCAGTTCATAGCTTCAGAATAGACCGCGCCGAAATCTTGAATCAGTATTTTTGTACCTCGATTAAAATCCTCATCAATAGTGATTTTGCTGCAAATAATGAAGTTGAATTAACTTCATAACTTAAAAAGTCTATTCTAAAAAATTGGTGTGGGGACTGGAACATCCTATAAGATGCTTATGAAGTATCATCAACTTTAATAAATTTTATAAAAATCTCTTTTTTTAAAAAAATGTAAAGTTTTTAATATACTTTTTTGTTGATTTTTATTTTGATTTGGTCTATTATTTATCAAGTGTTGCCGTTGATGAAAACGATGTCGTCGTTCCGGCCACAAAATCCCTAATAGAAATATAATATAAGGAGCCTATAATGGCGTCATCCACAGAGAACGTTAAACTTGGCGTTTGTACAATTCTTTTTGATGGCAATGATCTAGGCTACACCAAAGGTGGTGTAGAAGTAGAAGTTGCAACAACCACTCACGAGGTGAAAATCGATCAGTTTGGTGAAACACCTATTTCCGAACTGATCACCGGTCGTACCGTAACTGTTAAAACACCACTTGCCGAAACAACATTAGATAACCTTGTCGCTGTTATGCCAGGAGCTAAGCTTGTCAGTGATGGTATAAAGGCATCCGGTACTATCTCTTTCACAAATGATCCTCTAGTAGATAGTAACGATGTTGAAATCAAAGGCACGGTTTTCACCTTCAAGTCATTCCCTACAAAGGAACAAGAGGTTGAAATCTGTTCAACTCCAGAAGAAACCGCTGTAAAGTTAGCAGCTGCAATTAATGCTGCGCATATTGACTATAAAGCGGAAGCGAATAAGGCCGTCGTAACTGTTACTGCAGTTCAGCGTGGCACCCAAGGCAATACACCGATCAATAAAGTCGGTGCTGGCTTAAGCGTTACCAATATATCTGGCGGTGTTGATCCAACGAAAGCTGCAGCTATTGTGTCAACTGGTATCAACATCAATTTGCTTGATACAGCCAAAACGCTTGTGTTGCGGCCTATGGGAACGCATGGAGAAGACGATTTTACTGTCTATCGTGCCGCATGTCCAGGAGCACTGAACTTCGCCTATCAAACGGATAACGAGCGTGTTTATAAGGCTGATTTCAAAGGCTATGCACGTGAGGATGGTTGGCTATTCTCAGTTGGCAAAGAATAATAATTTTGGTTTGCGCGTCTATCATTCATAGACGCGCCTTCACTTTTCACAAATAACAGAGAAAATTCATGACACCTAAAGTAATTAATCTTGATACGATCCAGAAGTCTCGGCCGATAGAGCTTATAATCGATGGAACAAAACACAAGATGAAGGAATCGACGGTCGAAGACTTCATTGAGAATATGAAACTTATTGACACTCTTGGTGTTGAACCTACCCCCGCGCAAGAAATTGAGGTTATGATTGCTTTCATTTTGCGCGCTTTCCCAACATTAAAAAACAACCAAGTTCGTAAAATGACTATAAAGCAACTTCGTATGTTGTCTGATTTAGCTCGTGGCGAAAATGGCGAAATTGCTACCGATGACGAAACAGAAATAACGGAAGCAACCAATTCGGGAAACGACCAAAAGGCGGACTGAAATCAGTAGATTTTGGATTTCTGTTCGCCAGGGTCCTCAAAGAATATAGCATGGACTTTGACAGTCTTTTGCAAACACCACTTCGTCGGTTTTGGTTTCTCAACAATCAAATCGACAGATTAAGGGCAGAAAAAGAGCTTAGGCATCTTCAATTACTTGCTTCAGCTCAAAGCGGTGATGCGTTTAAAGCTACATATGATCATTTAACCAATCAAATTGGTAAGATTTATGTATGGGACGAGGCGGCCCCAGAGAAGATTATCATTAATTCAGACACAGGATTAGATCCAGAGTTTGATAGAGAAGGTCTTCACGCTTTAAAAGCCAAGAACCGCGTGAATATGTAAAAATACGGTGCGTTATGACTCCAATTAAAGTACAACTTCAACTCGATAGCAATAAATTTCTAGCAGATATAAAAAACGCTGTTAATGCAATATCTGGCATTGAAGTTGGTGCAAAAAAAGCAGCATTTTCAATACAAAACATAGAGGCTAGCAGCGATAAAGCGGCTGCTGGCCTCAATCGTGCTGCGAGGGCAGGCGGATCGTTTGCTAGCGCGTTTCGTGACATTGCTACAATCACAGGTGTTTTTTCACGATCCGTTGCTAGTCTTGCATCAATCTCTAGCGGGCCTATCGGTAATATCATTCGTGTTAATAGCGAAATGGAGCGTTTGAATTATCAAATGCTCGCTATGGCCACATCGAGTGGTTCTATCAAGGAAGCTGCGGAAGATGTTGCCTGGTTGAGAGAAGAAGCCAAACAAGCGCCATTTTCACTAAAAGCTTTAACCGAGACTTTTATGGAAATGAAAGCCGCCCAACTCAATCCTAGAGGGGGTATGTTAAAATCCTTTGAGAACGGTCTAAGCGCATTAGGTGGTACTGACGACGAACAATTAAATCATGTTTCCAATGTCATTACACAGATGGCGAGTAAGTCTGTTATTCATATGGAAGACCTTCAACAGCTCGGTCAGCATATGCCGAATGTGATGCAATTGATGGCTCGTTCAATGGGCATAAGTGTCACCGAGTTGTCGAAGATTATAGAAACCGGTACATTAGATGCTCGTTCGTCATTGCAAAAACTGTCCGAAGAGATAGAACGAACATATGATGGCGAAACCTATCGTATGATGCAATCATTTGATGGCCAGATAATTCAATTTAAGAATAATCTGCAGAACCTATCTACAGGCACAGGTGGCAATGCGTTCTTCAACGTTGTTAAACAAGAGTTGATAGACATTAACAGCTTTCTAAAGTCTGATGAGGCGAAGGCTTATGCCGATCAATTCGGACAATCATTAGGCAACATAGCATTAACATTAAAAAATTCCGTATCTTTTATTTGGGAATATCGTGACGCGTTAATGTCTGTAACAAAAGTGGTTGCAGGGGTGTATGCTATCGACAAATTTTCGCAAATGTTTGGCGGTGGTTTAATCGACTCTGTAAAAGGATTTAAAAAAACACTTACTGACATTCATTGGGGACTTACCGCGATATCAGATGGTTTTGTTGGTTTAAAAACAGGTCAAAGTGTATTCACTAGTCTGAGACTAGGAGCTATAGGCTTGGGTACAGCCTTAAAAGGCGTAACAGCTTCAATACCACTTATTGGTGTGGGATTATTGGCTCTTCAAGGCTTTGTAGAACTCTTTCAAAATTGGGAAAGTGAGCCGGATAAGACCAAGCGTAAGACAGAAGATGGTTACGAAGCCGCGAGATCAGGCACTACAAGAAATTACGAAGAAACAAAAAAAAATCTTGATGCTAAGATTAAAGAGTTAAAGGAGGAGGAACAGAGCGCCAGTTCTGTGGTAAACAAACTAGAACCGACAGTTGAATATTATCGTTCTCATCATAGTGTTCATTTTGAAGAATCCCAAGGAGAGGATTCTGCTCGTGCATATTTCATTGGAAGGTACGAGAAAAATAAGGCTATTGCGGACAGCAAGCGTGACGAAATCGCTCGATTGGAAATGGATAGGGAAGACATTGAGGCAGCAAAAAAACGTGACGACGAGCGAAAGGGTGCTGAGTCCGCTGATAATAGTCTTTATTCGAAGAACTTTAATTTTAATCAAGAATATGAACGTCAGAGCAAAGAGTTAGCCGCATGGTTAAAGGAAGAAGTTGCTAATGCTTCAAAAACTGGAGAGTCTATTGCACGTATCACGGATAAATACGCAAAAGACCAAAGCGCATTAAGCAGGAAGCGTTATGAAAACGATATCGCCGTACTAAACGATGAGATTAAAAAGAACCAAGACATTCTTGAAAAACTTAATACGGATCCGGAACTGGAAAAAAACGGCTTA